TTACCGACCCAGCGCTCTGATATAGGCCTGACAGGCCTGCAAGGCAATCAGTGCGCGATCACCGGCGTCGGTGATGGCGATAATTCGTTGAGCATGCGCCGGGTCAAGTCGGGCGCGTGGGGCGCCATGATCCAGGCCGCCGGCGCCGGTGGCGGCAGGCACTGCACAACCGGCGGCAACATCGTCGGCGTCGAGGAGGACTGACAGCCGGACATCGGCAGTAGCAAGGCGATCGCGCAGGCGATCCTGGTCACGTTGGGCATCGCTCAGGGCTCGGTAATGGGTTTGTTCGCTGGTGGAGAGTTGTTGTTCAAGGGCGAGGCGTTTGTCCTGCTCGGCCTTTTGCTGCATCGCGGCCGCCTGGCTTATCTGACTCAACGTCGCAGTCTGGGCTTGTGCCAGTTGCGCCAATTGTTGGCCATAACGCCAATCCTGGAGGCGCCACGCGAGCATTGCCGGACCACCCGCCAACACTGCCAGCAAAACGACAATGCCAAGGGTGCGAGCAGAAAAAGGCATCAGGCCGAAGACTGGCATAACACTGCCCTCGCCCGCGCCCAGAGTTGCAGGCGCTCCTCCAAGCCGTTCAAACCGCCGTTGATGCGGCGGGTGATGGTATTGAATTGATCGCGGTCGGCCAGTTCGTTCAAGCCGTTCTGCTCCCAGAACCACGCCGCGGATTCAGCGGCCCATTGCGGTTGTTCCAGTAGCTCCGGCAAAGCCAACAGGCGTTCGTCGCCAAACAAACCCAGGCTGCAACGAAGGTAGTTGTCGTGCCCGGTTATCTGAATCAACCCTCGGCCTCGGTACTTCTGACCGTCCCCGTCGGCCTGGGGCGTATTGCCCAGGCGCACGGCCAACGGTCCCGTGTCGTACTGGCTGAGGTATTGATCACCGCCGAGTTCGCGCACATAGCGCAATTGCCCCGATTCATGGCCGACCTGCGCCAGAAACGCGGCGATGCGTTTAGGCGTTTCGATACGGTGACGGGGCATGGCGCTGTTAAGCGCGGAAACAAAAACGCCCGCTTGGCTGCGGGCGTTAGGCATGATTTTGATGAGTTGCTGTTGGGTAACGTCCATGCTCAGACCATAGAAAACAGATTATTAAAGTTGCCCAGCCAGCCAGGGCGGCGCAACCGGGCGATGTTCAATGGCCGGGAAAAACTCATCCTGCGGCCAATCCCTGAGAGCGCGACGGTAAGCCTGGAGCGCTGTGTATTGCGTTTGGTCCAGGGTTGTACCGCCGCCATCGTCCATTTCGTCGCGATCCCGGGCTACCAGGCGGTCGGTGGCCGTAAGCTGGCCGTTGCGCCAGGCATATTCGTTCGCAGTAGCCTGGGCCGCCGTCAGAGGAGGCGGATCTATGAGAATAGGGTAACCGTTGTCTGGGTTGACTGAGATTCTCTTGGGCGAAACGGCCAGTTGTTGAAGCAGCGAGAGCCAATAAGCCCGCGGGATTTCTATGACATCTTCGGGAATGTCTGAAGTATTGATACCCGGAACATAAGCTCCGCAGGTACTTGGACTGAACAACACGCTCAATTCGTTCATTCAATAACCCTTCGCGAAATAAGTGACACCCCATCCAGCCGCTACTTGCCCTACATAGTTTCGGACTTTCAGACGTACGCCTTGCCGTGTGGCTGTCCCGCCCACCACAATCACGATGGCTGAGTCGCCGCCCGCGTGAGTCGCCACTGCCGAGACGAAGGCGTTGGGAAAGGAAATGGGAAAAGTGACGAAGACCTCGCCATTGGCATCGGTCGTACCGAAGCCCCACTGGTCGATGTTTCCACTGGCATATTTCTGGTAACCCGGATTACCGAGCTGGCCAGAAAACAACGAGGTGTACTTCAGCAGAATGGTGCCGCCGATCAACCGCCATTGGTTGTCCAGTTTGATGAACTCCGCTGTTTCACCCCGCCCCAGATCGATCGGTCCCAATGCCGCACTTGACGAACCTATCGTATCGACAGCCGAGGCCGTCGAAACGGTCACCACGCCGGTTCCCACATTGATAAGGTTGAGCGTCGCCCCATGCATGACTCCGGCTGTATCGGGCAACGTGGCGCTGATCGGTGTCGCACTAGCGAAACTGACGACCCCGCCGATGTGAGCCACTGTCAACGCGGTATTGGTCGCGTATGCAGTAAAGCCGGAATACTGGAGCCCGCTGCGTCTCACGAACTCCGTAGTCGCCACGGATCTGTCGTTGTCGAACTGTGGAGCGGTGGTGAATAACCCGCTGCCTCGCAATGCTGTCAATAACTGATTGTTCAGTTGTTCCGACGGTGTCAACCCGGCGGCTTGAATGACATTAAGCACCTCTTGCGTGACGCCATTCCCCCAACTGGCGGGGATCAATGATCCCGGCGTACCTGCAAGTGGATCCTCATCCACGAACCGACCATTCACCAGGCCCGCACTGGGCACACTTTTGGGATAATCCAAGTTCCTCTCCTTTAAATTTCAAACGGTCGAAAACGGCAATAGAAGGCCTCGCCTGTTGACTCGCACCAACAGCGCCTGGGAAAAATGAGCGTTTTTTAGCCGTCCAACCTGTATTGGGTTTAAACAGCGGACTCAGGCACGACCGGCCAGGTGATGTCGGTTGGGAAACCGGTTTGATGCTGGATGCGGTTCAATTCGACGCTGTAAAGCTTCCATTCCATCAGCGCCAGTTGCTCCTGATCGCTCGCATCGCCGATGTCCTCGGCGTATTGCAGGGGAGCGATACGCAGAACTGCGTCGCGAAGAAGAGCATCCCGTTCGGCCAGGACCCGAGTCTTGACGTCGTTCAGCTGTGACTCAACATCAAACTGCCAGGACTGGTTTGCCCAAATGTGGTAATTACCCGGCCAGGGCTCCCTTGTGAACGCAGCCGGCAACTCTCCAAGTTCGCTCCAGACCTGCTGGCCTCCATCTTCTTTGCGATAAACCAGACCGCGATGATCAATCACCTCTCGAGGAACATTATTCACCAGCGCCCACGTACGGCCGCTTTCAGGCGGGGGGAGCTCAAAGGAAATTTCAACAGCATTGCTGGGAATCTGAACGCCAATACCCGGCGTTACGGAAAACTCCACGGGCCCGGACAATGCGCCGGACTTATCGAATAGATAATAAAACACAGACACCTCAGATTAGTTTCATACGCGCAGGATAGGCGACGTTACGCGGGCGAGACTTGAACGAGTAGAGCAGCGTATTGGCCGGATCCATCTGGTAGGAGGTCCCAGCAGGGAAAGTCGGGCCGCCGTTTACCAAATCTCCGATGATTTTGATTTCCTCGCGGGTATTGGCACCGAAACCGGTAAGACTATCGGACCATCTTGATCCAACCGCACCAGCCCCTTGCGCCCCTAGCGCATGAGAGTGGACAGTGCCGGGTTGAAAGGTCCCCATCGCCCGTCCCGTGTCCACAGAACGCCCTTCGTCCAGAATTCGCAGAAACTCACCCCGTCCTTCCGGCGCACGGAAAGTAAGTGCCCCGTCACCGGAGCTCCATTTACCTTCGTTCCCCTCCCGAGTGGCTTCGGTGCCGAGCATTCCGGACTGTTGGGCGTGATCCCAGAGCCATGGCCATTCAGCACGCTTCATGACTGTGCCATTTAGCGCTCCGTAACCTCCCGGGCTCAGTTGGATAGTCGTTTCAAAAAACGGGCGTCCCAAGGGAGCGTTGTCAAAGCGCCCCATGGGCCACCAGTTCCCGGCACCGTCACTGCGCAAATGCCACCAGTCTCCACTGCCCATCAATACGATAAATGGATAACCGACAGCCGAAAGGTGGGTGTGGAACTTGACTCGGTCCGCGCCGGCGGCCTGAACCACGAGACGATTACCGCTGTTGTCCAGGCGACGAATGATGACATCTCGAACACCCAGCCCGACGTTGGACGAGGGCAACCCGATGGTAGTGGCGCCAGCATTGGCGTCAATCAATACGAGACCCAGCTCACTTGCCGTCAGCGCCTTCGACAGGGCCAGACGTGTAATCACCGAACGCGTAGGGGTGGTCGTACCGATGATCTTCTGAACGGCTTTAAAAAGCTGCTGGGTGTCTGCTTCGGATGGCGCCATATCGGCGCCAGAAATCACCCCCAGGATTTCCTGTGTGACGCTGTTGCCCCACACGGCGGGGATCAGGGATCCCGGCGAGCCTTCGACGGGGTTTTCATCCACGAACCGACCGTTCACCAGCCCGACGCTGGGAACACTTTTTGGATAATCCATGTTTTATTGCTCTCTATGGATGGGTTCAAGCGCGAAGAGGTAGCGCTCGGATAGTCGCAAGCACCTCATCAGCCACTTGGCTGGCAAGATCCGCCTTGCCTTTGGCCATGTGTGCGCGAATCTGTGCCTTGGCCTTGAGGCGCAGTTCGCGAAGCGCCAGCAGGTTCGCTTCAAATTCAGCGGCCTTGGCGAGAATCTGATCCGCCGCCTGCCTGGCTGTGCGCCCTTTTACGACCCAGGCAGAAACCGACAACGGAACGGTTTTTTTCGGGTAGCCCTGATCCTTGAAGGCCTGCGCTTCAAGGGCCGCTTGTTGATATTCCAGGGCGCGTAGGGGATCACCGGCCAACGCGCGACGGGCGCTGTCGGCAGCGGAATCGATCTTGTCGCACAGGCGTTCGCCTTCCTGTTGTATAAGCACACCCGCTTTCTCAACATCCAGCACCCAACTGTCACCGTTCCAGTCATGGGCTGGAGAAGGCCGCGCGGGACGCAGCCCTTCCTCGAACTGATGCAATTCTTGAATGACGTTCATCGAATCAACTCCCAGGAAAAATTAACGTTAACAGCAGCGGAAAAGTTGATTGCAATGCCGTTGGAATAGTCCGATTGCGCAAAGGTCTTGATGCCCATGCTGAATAGCAACTCGTCACTAGCAGCATTTGCGGCCCCAAGGGTATGTTCGGCTTGGTATACCTGCCACAGCGAACGTAGTTCGGAGTGATCAAAACTGGCCGTCAAAGTCGAAACGGTAGTATCGCCAACGACATTGCTGGAAAAAATCAAGGCCGGCGCACCGGCGGAGGACCAACCATCCCAATTACTGGATGTCCCCACCGTGGGATTCAACGAGCAGTAGTTACCACCGAGCCATCCGCCCGGAGCAAAACCAACACTTGTAAGGCCAGTGGGGTGTGGCGTCGGATTACCCACTATCAAACGTGCCGCCCGGGCGTGAGGATCAAGCGGTAGTGAAACCACGCCGCTGCCATTGACGGTCTGTGTCCACAGTAACCGGGCACGGTTGTAGATCAGCCTGACGACAGGTACCGATCCGGGTCCAGCTGTCACTATCCAGGCAATGCAAATGTCTAGCGGGGTCGACTGAAAGCCCCCGCCCGCAGCCCCATTGGCGATACCCTTCAGCCCCTCGGGGGCCGAGTCATGAGGGGCTCCGCGCTGCGTGTAGAAGGTCAGCGTTCCACCGCTCACCTGCGCTCGCAAGAAGTAGCTAGAGGTCGGCAATAGATCGCCGCTGCTCCATGCCTGAGTGGTAAAGGTACGCACTCTGCCCAGCTGTCCCGGCACCACTTCCTGTCCCAGGCCAATCAATACGCCCGCGGGAATCGAAACGCGTCCGCCGCTGGTTGAAACCGCAGAGGGAGTCACCACCAGACGTCCGTCAGTACTGGCCACGGTCGGCATGGGCAGCGAACTTATCGGCAAAGCAGAATCAAGCGTCCATCCCCTGGCCGACACACTGCGAATTGCTTGCAGCAACTGATCATATTTCTGCTCGTCCGGCGTCAGCTCACCCGCCTTGATGACGTTCAGAATTTCCTCCGTCACCCCATTTCCCCAATCCGCCGGAATCAACGACCCCGGCGTCCCGGTCAGCGGGTTTTCATCCACGAACTTCCCATTCACCAGCCCGGCGCTGGGCACACTCTTCGGATAATCCATCTTCTATTCCTTAGTCATAATTGATGTGAACCTTGGTATGCGCCGGTGCACTGCGATGAATCAGGCACTCCAGGGCCGAGCCCGGATTAACGCCAAAACGCTCGCCCCAATAGCTCGCACCAAAACGCCGCCCCAGCAGCAGCCGGCCACCGGTATTGAGGGTCCACATGAACTGCGCCTGCCAGGTGCCAAAATGCGCTTCGCCGAACCGGGCGCGGCCCATGCGCGGCGCCTTCAGTTCAGTGATGGTGGCGTTGGGGTAACCCTGGCTCTTGGCGATTTCCACGTAGTAGGCAATGGCTTGGCTGCCCACCGCCAACAACCGTCGGCGCACCGCCAGACGGCGATCGTCATACAACGGCGTGGCCCCGAGGCACGGATCCGGCAGGTTCATCACCCGCTCCCAGTCCGGCACCAGCTCACTCACGCCCGCCGGATCCATCTCGTTGAGCAGGTCGGCGGCACGGGCGTCGAGGCGGGCCAATTCCTGGGCGATGCCTTGCAGCACGTCGTCCAGCTCCGGTACGTGCTCCGGATCCCATGCCGGGCCGCTGGGCAGCAGGCTGCGCAGTTGGGCCTGGTACTGTTCGGCGGTTCTTATTCCAGCCATGTGCAGCCTCCGAACGTCAGCAACTGATTGCTGGCGGCGACGACATCGGCGACTGGCGCGCTGAGTTTGTGGTCGGTTTCGCCGGTGGCGCTGCTGATGGCTTCAGCGATATGACTGAGCAACAGCGTTTCGCCGAGGCCGGCTTCACGGTTATGCAAGTCGCGCAGTTGGGCCTCGATGGCGGCCCGCACGGCGCTGGTGTCCGGCGTGATGCGCAGCCTGTAGTTCACCGGTACCTGCGTCGGCGCCAGCACGTGCAGCTCAGCGGTCACCGGGCGCAAGGGCTCGATGTAGGCCCGCACGTCTTCCAATTGCTCGGCGTTGGGGATCGGTTGCGGATCGTCGTCCCGCATCACGAACAGGCCGACGGTGCCTGGCCCCAGGTAGCTGCCCCGGCACCACGCACGGGTGATGCCGGGGCACTCCAGGGCCCAGGTTTCATAGTCCTGGGCCGAACCGCCGTGGGGAATCACGCGATAGGAACGGATCACCCTGGCGCGCAGGGACTCAAGGCTTTCCCGGGCAACACCGCCGGTTAGCCCCGGCGCCAGCACGGTGAAGCGATTGTCGATGCCCAGAAGCGGCTGCACCGGTGTCAGCACCAGGCCGGCATCGGCATTACCCAGGCTACCGGCTTCCAGCGCCGCGACGGTGGCGGTGTTCAGGCCATTGCTGGTGGTGCGGGCGGTGGTCACTTTATAAATGCGGCCATCGGTGGATTGCAGCAGCGTATCGACATCCAGCACGGCACCTGCCGCAGCGCTGAAGCTGACATTGCCGCTGGCTACTTGGGCCGCTTTGCGCGCCTGGTTCAGGCGCAGGGCGGCGATGCGTTCCAGGGTGGACTCATCGGCCTTGTCCGGCAGGATCTGCTCGGCGATCCAGTCCAGGTAGCCATACAGGCCGTAGGCGGCGCCGCCAAGGGTGCGGGCCAACACTTGGGCATCGGACTGGCGCAGCGAATCGCTGGCCAGGTCGCTTTGGGCGCGTTTGATCAGCACCGGCAGCGAAGGGGTTTCAAACGGCATAGGTCACCTGCCAACTGTTATCGGGGTTGATGTCCAGGCGCTCGCCGTCGGCCAGGGTCAGGACCGTGCGCAGGTTCAGGCGCTGGGCGTCGAGGCGTTCGCTGATGATGTCGATGGCACTGCAGTGGCCGTCATCGATCAGCCATTGCAAGGCCTCGCGGGCATAGAATTCGGCGTCGAGCTGGGTCTGGCGGGTCAGCTTGACCCGGCGCAACAGCCACAGGCGCGAGCCGATGCGGTCGTCGGCAACGGTGGGAAAGGTGTCGCCCCACCAGCCGAAACGTTCGTCATCGTCGACAGCATCGTCGTCAGCGGCGCGACGCCAAGTGAACAGGCTGATCAGCACCGAACGGGTCAGCGCGGCGTGCAGGTTCTGGCTGATGAACATCATTGACCTCCCGCCGGCGCGCCGGTCTGGCCGTTGCCGGCCTGTACGCCGACATGCACATGTTTGATCTGGCTGATGCCGCCGGCGATCTGGTCGCCTTGGGAGACGATCTTGCCGGTGTGGTTGATGACCGGGCTGTCGATGTTCACCGCGCTACTGGCGCGGATGTTCAGGGTTGCAGTCTCGATGTCGATGACACGACCGCGCTTGAAGTGGAGCTTGTCGCCTTCGTCGGTGTAGAGCGCCACTTCGCCGGGGGCCAGGGCCTGGAGACGGAAGCGGCGATCGGCGACCACCAGGACCACGGCATGGGAACGATCGCCCCCCAGGAACGTGGCAATGCCCTCGGCACCGGCCAGCGGGTTGCTGGTGAAGCCGTAGGGTTCGAAGTGCTCCATGTCGTCGTTCACTTCGCCGGCGGTGAGGCGCATTTGCAGCGACTGCAACTTGGTGGCCGAATTGGCGAGCACGACAGTGCCGCGCGCCAGGAGGCGGGTCAGTAGGCTCATTGAGGTTTCCTTGAGAATCGGGGACTTGAACGCGGTGTTCGGATCAACGTCTCCATCGGCTAAACTGCCGCCATCGCGAGCAAGGGATCTGTAGTGGGCGGACACTTTGGAGGCGGTCTCGAAGTACTGTGGGAGCGGGCTTGCTCGCGAAGGCGTCGGGACAGCCAATATCGATGCAAGCTGGCCCACCGCTTTCGCGAGCAAGCCCGCTCCCACAAGGAGTTTTGCATTGGGCTCAGGATTTGGGCGGCACCGGGTTGGCGTCGAAGGTATGCGGCGGTGCGACTTGCAGGGTGGTGACGGAGCCTTGGGCCGACAGCGAATACGTCACTTTGGAAATCAACATGTCACCGTCGAATCCCAGCACCGGGTCGATCACCCGTACCAAGGTGTTGTGCCGCCACAAGTCACCATTGGCCTGGCGCCAGCCTTGCACGCGGTAGGTGGTGGTCAGGGCCTTGCCGCTGCGGATGGCGCTTTCCCAATCGGCCCGTTGCTGGGCCAGTTCGAAGGTCAATTGCGCGCTCTCGCTGATCACCGTCACCCGCTTGCGCTTGAAGCCTAGATCGGTGGCGGTGCCAGAGACTTCACTTACCGCCGCCCCGCTCTGCTGATCATTGCCCTTGCGCTGGCCGATGACCCGGTATTCGGAGAACACCTGGCTATAGTCCATCGGTGCGTTGCCCGACAGAATGTTCTTGCCCAGTTCCAATACATCATTGGCCCGCCCACCGCTGCCGGGTTTGGCCAGCAACACACGCCCTTGCGCGTCATCGGTGGAAAACACTCGGAACAACGTCAGTAAACGGTCGATGGATTGGAAGACCGTTTCCCCCGGCACGATGCTGTGTTCGCTCAACCGCGCGGTTTCAGGGATCTCGCTGACAACCCCCACGCCGTATTGCGATGCCAGAGCCTGGACAATGCTCAGCAGCGTTTGCCCGCGCCATTGAGTCGGACGGTTGATCGCCGCGCAGTCCACCAGGTCCTGGGTTTTGGAACCGCCTTCAATGCTCAGGCTGATCTGCCGACCGTCATAGCTGACCGGTGCCTTGAACACATAACCGCTGAGGACTAGGTCGGCACCAATGCGCACCTGGCATTCATCGCCCGGACGGATCGGCACAGCTTGGGTCTGCCCCGGCCATTGCCAGGTAATATCGAGTTTGAAGGTGCGGAACTGGCGCTCCAGGTCCGCACTGATTTCCACGCTTTTCCAGCCGCCGTAATCCAACCCGCCGACGGTAAGCGAGACAGCGTTGTCGAGCTCGTTCATGGCTTACTCCCCCGAGACTTTCAGGTCATTGGGCGGCAGGAAACCAGGATGGGCGACGCCGTTACGCTGGGTCACTTCCGTCACCCGGGTGGCATCGGCGAATTGCTGATACGCCACTACCAGCGCCGGCAGGCTTTGCTTGAACGACAGGTTGATCAGCCTGACGCCTGAAGACGCCACCGCCGTCAGGTGCGCGGCCATTTGCTGGCGCAGGTTGTTCATCGCCTGGTAGTGCTCCGGATCAGCCTTGAGGGAGGCCTGCCAGATCGCATCGTTAAGGCCATCGCGCAGGGCCAGCACATCGTCGGCCACCGGCACGTCCCGGCGCCGGACCGGTTGCACGGCCTGTTGCGCCACCGACGGCGTGGCGCCCAACTTGACCGCAGGCGCTGCTACCGGCATCGCCGCAATCCATTGCGCGGCTTGCACCAGCAGCGTGTCCTGCACCAGGTCGGCCACGGCCTGGGCCGCCGCCGTGGTGTCCTTGCCCGTCGTGAGTTTGGGCGCGTCGGCCTTGCGAATGGCCTCCACCTGTTGCGACACGCTGGCGATCACGCCGCGATAGCCGTCACGGGCAAAGTCCTTCAGTTCCCGAATATCGCCCAGCAACCCTTTGAACTCGGCCACCACCTCCTTAGGCAACGTTTTCACCGCCTTGACCAGATCGCTGAGTTGCCGATAGGTCTCGATCAACGGCTTGAGCTCCTGCTCGATCACGCCGTAGATTTCCTTGAGGCTGTTGCGCAGGTCAGCGATGCCGATCCGTGCGGCCTTGATCAAGGTCATGGCGTCTTCGAAGCGCCGCACCGCCGAACCGAGGAAGCTGTCGGCCGAAACCAGCAGCAGTTTCTGGCTATTGATCGTGGCCGAAGGGAATTGCAGCGGCTGGTCGGGGTAAAACTTCAGGGCGAACGTCACCAGCCCGCCGTCCTGACGGGTCTGGGTCATGTCGCACTCGCCGACCTTGACCTGCAGGCGCCCCAGCCACGGATGCACCAGTTCACCGCTGCCCTGCTCCAAGGCCTTGAGCAGCTTGTCGCGCTGCTCCAGGCAATCGGGGCCGACGATGAACGCAGTCAGCTCATGAGTCTTCGCCTGCTGGCCGAGCCCCTCGAAAAACGGCTGGTCACGCTGTGGATATTCATGCAACTGGCCTTTGTGGCCGACCGGGGTTTTCGCCTGGTCGACCCAGAACCCGACGCCTCGAAACGACGCCGGCAACAAACGATCACGCCAGCTCATTGGAGCCTCCTGTGGACAGTGAGCGATAGCCGATGCGCGAACTCACCGCCAGGGCCGGTTGATTGGTCTGTGGTGGGTCGGCGCGCAACCCGGCCGGCGCATTTTCGAAGCGCACGGTCAGGCCGCCTTCGAGTTGCGTACGATTGTTCGCCGCGCTTTGTTGCACCAGGGCGCTGGAGGTTTGTGGCAAGGTACCCGGCGCCAGCGAGGTCTTCGCCGGAACGTTGGCGGATGCTGGCGCCAGGCTGGACGACAGGCCCGGAGGCTGCTCGTTGGACGCGCCAAAAAACGCCGGCGCCAGCTCACCTTTGCCTTCGGCGTTGGTGGCGCGCTGCGCCTCGGTCAAGCCCTCGACCTTGCCGGTGAACGAGGTGATCATCTCGCCGAAGCCGCCGTTGAAAAACGCCTTGATCGGCGCGATCACCGCCTGCAACTCGTTCCACCACTGGCTGAACCACTCGCCCACCGGCCCCCACTGCTTGACGAGACCCTCGATGGGTGACCAGTCGAACAGGCCGCTGAACACCGCCAGCATGATTGACACCTGGTTGCGCACGCCCTCCCAGATCCCGGCGAAGACTTCACCGATCGTGCCCCAGTTGGCCATGATCAGTCCCAACGGCGTCCAGTCGAACAGGCCTTTCAAGGCGTCCATCACCGGCACGGTCAAGGCCTTGAGCAGGTCCCAGATCGCCGCGAACAACCCGGTCAGGGGCGCCCAATTGGCAACGATCAAGCCCAAGGGTGACCAGGCGAACAACGTCTGCATGAAACCGATGACCGGCGTTGCCGCCGCCACGATCACATTCCAGAGTGCGCCAAAAAAGCTGCTGATCGGCCCCCAATTGCTGATCACCTGCCCCATCGGGGTAAAGGCGAACATCGTCTTGAAGAACTCGACCATCGGCAGGACGATCGGCGCAAGCCTCTGCCAGAGTCCGGCGAAGAACGCTGAAATCGGCTCCCAATGGGCGATGATCATCCCGGCCGCCAAGGCGATGCCCATGGCAATCAAGCCGATGGGGTTCATCTTCAAGGCCAGGTTCACCACTTCGAACGCCTGGCTCGCGCCGCTGACCGCCATCTGAATCGCGTTGAACGCCACGACGCCATTCGCCAGGCCCTGTACCAGTTGCGGGTTGTCCTGCAGCACCTGGGCCACGCCGCTGACCATGGGCTGTAAACTGACCGCCACTGCGTTGACCGCTGGCCCCAAGGCCGAGCCGAACTGCACCGACACGTTACTGATGGAAGTCTTCAATCCATCCAGGTTCTGTGCCGCTACACGGGACGCTTCAGGGGCCTGGACGGCGCTGGCCGCCGCGCTCGCGGCGCCCGCTTCGTCCTTGAAGGCCAGCGCCGACTTGAGCCCGTCCATAAAGGGCTGGGCCAGGCCGCCGCTGGGCAACAGACCGGAAATATCCAGGCTGCCCAGACCCGTGGCGTCGAGGTTCTGCTTGAAACTCGCGACCTTCGCACGAAGGCCGGCGAGCTTGGGTGACAGCTCGTCGATGCCCGTCAGCAGCACCGCTTTTCTCTCTACCTTTTGTGTGTCTGCCATCACTGCACCTGCTGCATCGCATTGATCCGTTGCGCGTGCTCCAGAGATTCGCGGAGCACATCCAGTGGCCTGGCCATCATCTGTTCGGGGTCAACCTTCCAGAACCAAGCCAGGTCATAGGCGGCGGCGATCAGGTCGCCGATGGCTGCGACGCCGCACTCATGAAAAAACTCGCGACGGCCCAGCTCAGGGCGTTGAGGTCAGCCAGGTCCAACTGGTTGACCGACGACGGTGGGATGCCGGCGCACACCGCGATGTATTTGGCCGCGACGTCCATGTCCAGGCTCACCTCCTCGCTCTTGTCGATCTTGTAGGGCAGCGCCTTGATCGCCCGGACCTCTTGCACCGTCGGACGGCGCAGGGTGAGTTCGCTCAGCGGCTCGCCGTGGGCCTCGATGGCCACGCGCAGCGTCACGACATCGGTCATTGCCAAGTCCCCTTGATGCCTTCGAATTTCAGCTCGATGGTGGCGTCGTCACCCTTGGACACCGGCTCTTCCACCAGGTAGGCGCCGGCCAACACATAGACCTTGCCGTTGTTGAATTCGCAGGTGACGGTCATGTCGGTGCCGGCGACCAGCTGCTTGAGCGGGAAGTCCGCGGTGTGCAGGGCCGTCACCTTGAAGGACGGGGCGATGTCGGTTTCCTTGTAGAAACCCGGTACGACGGTTTCGCGTTTGGTGAACATCAGTGGCGCTTCGCAGCCGCCATTGATGGTCAATTGAGCGCCGTCCACTTTGACGTAGCAGGTGCCCGCAATCAGTTGACCCATGGTGTTTCTCCCTTCAAATAAAAAGCCCACGCAAGATGGGCTGAATGCATGCGACTGAGTGCTACCGTCAGGCGGCGTCGTCGTATTGCAGGCGGAATTGGTTGAGTAGCGCGAACACCCGCAGGCCGTTGATGTAGTCCGGTGGGAACAGCACATTGACCCGGCTCGGGTCCTGGCTGTCACGCTCGACGACCAGGTGTTCGGCGAACAGTTCGGCGTTTTCCACGTGGCCTTCCAGTTCGAGCTTGGCGTATTGCGCGATCAGTTCGCCGCGGATGGTGCTCGGGGTCACGATGGGCTGGCCGGCGCCGAAACGGGTACCGTCGGAGGCCAGTTTGTGGCGGCCGTACTTGCTGGTGATCACGCTTTGCAGACGGCGCACGATGAACGCCGACTGGTGCATGGTTTCGCTGTCCAGGTAGGAGTTGTCAGCCTGGCCGAAGGCATTCTTCTGATACGTGGTGATGGAGCGCTGGATGCGTACGTAGCCACCTTCGTAATATGCCGTGGCGATGCCATAGTTGAGCAGCGACTGGCGCTCGGTCAGGGTGAAACGCTCGCTGGCCGGTGCCGGGTCCAGGCCTGGCAGGCTGCCGCTTTGGGTCGGACGGCTGGCGTCGGCGGAGATGAACACCGCCGTGCGAGCCGCCAAGGCAGCGGCCTGGACCCAGAACGGTTGCGGTACGCCCAGCTCCAGGGCCTGGAGGGTCATGTGCTGGTCGTTGCGCGCCTGTCCGGCGGCAACCAGGGTACCAATGGTGCCGCGCTTGGCGCTGTAGACATGGCCGAACAACTGCTTGGCCCAGGACCAGCGGCCGGTGTTGTCGTCCATGACCGCTTGCCAGGTGTTGAGGCTCGCCACGTCGGACCAGGGCATGGCGATGAATTCGAAAGGCTCGTCGCCCAGGGCCGCGACGGCAGCGGTCTGGTCCGGCACACCGGCGCCCCCGGTCATCGCGTTGATGGCAGTGGTCAGCCCCGCCGGGGTGTCTTCGCCATTGCTCTTGCCCAGGCGATTGAACTGCAGGCTGATGTCGTTGCCGCTGTCGCCGGTCCATTTGGCGCTGAGCGTCACGACGCCTTCGGCGGCCACAGCGGTCACCGGCAGGTCGGCGGCGGCGTTGATTTTCAAGGCCAGCGCAGTGGCGGCCTGGGCCGCCGTGGCACCGTTGACGATGGCGGCCTGGACGCGCACACCGCCGACGTACAGGTTGAGCACACCGCTTTCAGTCGCGGTGCCGGTGAAGGTCAGCACGCCCTTGGCGATGGCGCCTTCGACGTTGTGCAGCGGCAGGCACCAGATTTCACCGAGCGGGTCGGTCTTGCGCCAGGTTTCGTACATCGAGGCAAGCATCGAGCCTTGCCCGCCGATGTTCTTGGCCAGCGCGACGCTGGACACCAGCACCAGTTTGCCGACATCGGCCGGGGCGACATTGTCGTTGACCTGGGCGACGATCAACCGGCGCATGGCCGATGACGCACTATTGGCCGCCGAGTTGTCCATTTCGGCGTAGAACAGCGGAACACGAATGTCCGCGGGAATGTTGCTGAATCCGATCGCCATTATTTGGCTCCCTGTGGTTTGGCCGCTTTCACGGCTTTGGTAGTGATATCGCCATCGGCCAGACGTCGACGCCACCAGGCGTTGTCCGGCACTTCACGGCCCTCGAGGGGCAACAGATCGCCCGCTTCCGGGTCCGGTACGGCACGGCCCGGGGCCGGCAGCACGGTGATGCGTTTGCTCATGGGGTTACGTCTCCAGAGAAAGTCAGTTCCACGCGCCCGTCGGGGCCGGGACGTTTCAGGTTGGGGTCCGCCGGGTCGATGGCATCGACCCGCACGGTGGCCCCGGTAAAGGACGACAAGCCGTCCAGTTCACGCTCGTGCCAGCTTTCGGCAGGCTGGCTCGCCAGATTGCGGCCCAGCTGGAACTCGGCGAAAAAACGCAGCCGGTACACCACACGGCTGCTGTTGAGGGAAACCAGCTCACCGCCGTCGTACTCGATGCCGGTGTACTCAGCGCCCGGCTTGAACCCCACCAGCGCCCGCCACAGTTCGGCCCGCAGGTCGTGCAACAGATCCAGCGCTTTTGTCGCGTCAGTGGCGTCGAGCACCAGCACGGCATCGAAGCGATCACGCACCGCTTGCAGCGTGACGTTCTGAGCCGCGCTCTTGCTGGCGATGTCGGCGGTGGGCAGGACATAGGCGCAGGGGGTTTGCAGCGGGGTCTCGGCTTGCAGCGTGGCGAGGTCAAAACCTGCGGCCACACGCTGGGCAAGCGTCGGACATTGCTCACGCAACTGCGTGAGGATCGGTGTGATCTTCATGGGGGACTCCAGTATCTGAAGGTGCGAGTCTCCCCTGTGGGAGCGGGCTTGCTCGCGAAAGCGGTGGGTCAGGCAGCATTGATGTCGGATGTGCCGGCGTCTTCGCGAGCAAGCCCGCTCCCACAGGAGGACTCGGTTGGGCGCAAAGGTATGTGCAACGCTGAACAAAAACTGTGGGAGCGGGCTTGCTCGCGATGGCGGCGTGTCAGTCAGTGCAAATGTTGAATGTCAGAGCACAATCGCGAGCAGGCTCGCTCCCACAGGGACGATGAGGTCAGGCCCTGGCATCCAGGCAGGTCGCGTCAATCTTGCAGCGATAGCTGTTTGCACGGTCACCGGAGGCGGTGACTTTATCGATCGACCAGCGACCACGCATGAAGTCCGGCCAGGAGGGGTCCAGCAGCACGATGCCTTCCGCCGACAGCCCCGGGTTGCCCGGGCATTCGATCTTCACCTTGAGTGCTTCGCGCATCATCCGACGCACCTCCCCTTCACCGGCGGCGCGGGCATCGTTGGCGCTCTGGAAACGTTGGCGCAGGGTCTTGAACGGCGCGATGCCGCTCTCCTCCACTCGCAATGTGCCGGTTGCCGCGTCCCACCAACGGGTCTTGCAACCCTGGTATTTCGCCCGGGCGGTTTCATCAAGGACGGCCGAGATAAAAGCCTGGTCGCCTGGACGATTATTCGTCGTCACCGACAGTTTGATTTGCGGCAGGACTTTGCCCGACAACGACTTCGCCTGACCGCGTCGCGCCAGTACATACAACTCGTTGACCGGCTTGGCGACCGCGTCATAACGGTGAGCCAGGCGCGTCAGGAACCCCATATCGGTTTCGTTGGACTGGTCGATGTGTTCGATCTTAATCAGCGACAAGTCCGGCGCCACACGGGGAGAAAAGCCATGCCTGGAGGTCAATTGACGAAACAGCGCGCCCAAGGTCGTCGGGCCATGGCTGACGGAGCGGCGCTGCTTGAATCCGGTCTGGTCCGCCGCACTGAACGGCGCGGCCATGGCCACCAAGGTCAGGCGCAACGGGAACAGCGTCGGCGTGCGCCGGATAATGACGAACTCGCCCTTGTCCACCAACCCCGACTCCAGATAACCGACCCGCAGACCGATTTTCCCGCCCAGGCTGGGCAAGCCTTCAAGCCCCTCCAGGCTGATCGTCAACGTCAGTTGGTCGGACTCGATTCCCGCCGCATCGACGTGGCTCCAACTGAGCAATCGTTCGTTGAGCAGCGCGGCGTTCGCGCCATAAATTTCCACCGCAGGCGTGAAACCCAATGACATGTCGCCTCCTTAATCCCAGGCCGAAACCGGTGGGGTTGCCACGGGTTTGAGGTCCACTTCCGGCAAGACAACCCATACGCCCGCCGACAATACCGGGCCCCATTCAGCCAACTCCGGATTGAGCAGCCAGAGCGCCTCCTCGACGATATCGTCACAACGCTCCAGCTCTCGGTACAGCAACAGATTCACCGAGTCACCGGCGATACTTCGAACCCTACGCATTGGCGAACTCCATCAATTCAACCACCCAGCCGACCACCATCGCCGTGCCGTCATCGATGATTTCGGTCTGGGTTTCCGTGACCTTGTTGATCTGCCACAGACCCCAGTTGCGACCGATGCCATCGACCAGCGGCAGCGGGATGCGCTGCGCCTGCAATGCGCGCAGCTCATCGAGACGATCCATGGCAGTCGCGTACATCGACTTGCCCGTGATCGTCAGCCCTTGCAGGCCTTGGCCGATCTGGCTGGACTTGGGTTTACTGGTGAGAATGTCGATGCTTTTCCAGCCACCGTCGGACGTGTGTACCAACTGGTGGTACGCAAACTTTCTCGACAGCCCAAAGATGAAACTGCCGAGTGCCATTTGTTGACGCATCACGTACCTCCGTCGGTCAGGGCGGCGTCACTGCGCATGGCCAGTGGGCTGGGCATGGTCGTTAAGCCGAATTGGCCCGAGAGCTGCTGCACGACCAGGTTGGCCAACTGACTGGCACTGGCCTGGTCCTGGCCGTTGATGTAGATGTTCGCGGTCATGGTGTTCTGCTGTGTGGTTGTCTGGGTGCTGGCCAGGTCTTTGCTGATCTGGTCTGGAGCGGCGAGCCTGTCGGCGGGGGCGACGAGTTTTTCACCCAGGGACGCGCCGACATCGCTCCCCAGCCAGCCGCCCAGCAGCCCGCCAATCACCCCCCCGATGGCAGTGCCGATCACCGGAACGACACTGCCCAAAGCGGCACCGGCCGCAGACCCCGCAGCAGCGCCTGCCCAGCCGCCACCCGCGGCTCCGAGGCCTGCGCCCATCATCCGTTTGTCGCCGGTCAGCACACCCTCGGCCACATCAGCGACGGCGCCGACGGCTTTCAATGGGCCGGGTGCGTTGCGCGTCATCGAGCGTAATGAGGCCGTGGGCCCGAATGAAAAACGCCCTGCGCCTCCCCGCGAGCCTCGTGTACTGACGCGTATTTTCGGCCCTCTCGTGGATTCGGGACGCTGGCTGGCATTGCTTGTATCCAGCTTGTCCCCAGGAGGATTTTTCCTGAAGTCCTCGGAGATCACCTCGCCCAGTCGGCCGGGAAGGTGCGGAGCGGCCTTGCCCAACACCCGCTTGGCCACCTGATTGGACATCTCATCCGCTACGGCCTTGAGCAGCGCCCCCACCAGCGGTTTGATCGCCGCCCCCAGCAGCACAATGGCCGCGGTGGCTTTAGGGGAGGACTCAGCCAACTCACTCAGGCCATCGGTCAGCGAGCCCAGCCACTGAAACGAGTTGTCCGCCACAGGCATCAGGGCGTTTCCCGTGGTCACCGACAAACGCTCGTTACGGGCATTGAGGATGTTCAACTGGCCTTGCCGGGTGTTCGACAGCGCCAACGCGTCCTGCCGCACCGAGCCGTCGTTGCCCAATTGCGACGTGGCGTATTGGCCTGGGTCTTTCACCTGCGAGAAGGCGGCGTTCACATCGGGCAGTTTCTGCGCCATGCGCAGCACCGCCTCATCGCCATTGCCGAATAGTGTGGCGGCAAGGGTCGAGCGCTTTTCGGCCGGTTGCGCGTTCAACGCCGCCAGCACCGTCATCACCGTGCCAGGCGCGGTGTCCTTATCACGCAAACCGCTCGCCACCGCCTTGGGCTCCAGGCCCAGCTGTTTCCAGGCCATTTGCTCGGTGGCGGAAGTCTGGTCAGCCTTGCCCAGGGCCGTCGTGAAACTATCCAGCGCCACACCGGCTTCAGCTTGTTGGGTACCGGTATTGAGCAACGCCGCCGTCAACGCTGCGGCTTGTGCAGGGGCCAGGCCTGCCGCCGTCGCCGCCGCACCGTCACGCTGCAAGACCGCACCGATCTCAGCCGGTTTCGCCCCATCGGGTAGCTTGCCCAACTGGTTGGCGGCATCCGCCAAGTCAAAGGCTTCGGCACCGCTGAGCTTCATGGAAATGCGCCAGTCGGCCAGCATTTCGGCGGCCTTCATGGCCGGCATCTCGAACGCCGTTGCAGTGACGCCAGCGTCCGAGGCAAAACGCGACAGTGCCAACTGCCGCTCAGAGGCATCGTGCACATCGCTACCGATGCCTTTGCTGGCCGCCAGGCTTTGCATCCTCACCACTTCAACCGCCGTGGTGCCCCTGGCCGCCACCAGCGGTGCGGTGGCGATCTGCTGGGTTGACTCAGCCACCTGTTGAACCTGGCGCGGCCCGAATTGGGTGGCCTTTTTCAGATCGGCCATGGCCGAATCCATCGCTATCGCGGGTTTGAGCAACGCCGGTGGTTCGATACCGCCACTCGGCTTGCCCTTTGGCTCACTGGCCGACTCGCCCTTGGCGTCGGCGCCCATCGTTTGGGAAAGCAATCGTTGCGCCGACAGCTTCACGGTCAGCGACTCGATTGCCGTGGTCAGCAGGCCGAGCTTGAGCCCGAGTGTTTCCAGCGCCAGATCGAGGCTTGCCAGTTGATCCCTGGCGAACGCGCCTTGCGCCGACACGCCACTGGTGAGGCTGGTATTACCGAACGCCAACCCACTCTCGTTGAAGGCTGCGTATTTGAGCGAATATCTATCGTCCGCCATCCCGCTCTACTCCTGTTTCACGCCAAGGCGAGTGATCGCGATGTCGTAGCGGCGCAAGGCCTTGCCGGCGTCCCACTCCAGGATTTCCGCCTCACTTACCGAGTAAATGAGCGGCACCACATCGAGGATCACTTCGATGTCGCGCTCCGAAAGAAGTCCGCCGGTTTGTTTAAAAAATCGTCGATGCGCACCTGCAACTGGGTCCAGTCGGGCACGGTCAGCCGGTCGAGATCGGGAATCATCAGGCCGGTGCAATGGGCGGTGATGAACTCGGCGCGTTCCTTGGCCGTCTTCAGTTTTTTCATCGCCTTGGTGGCCCGCAGCACCGGCATTTCCAGGGTCAGCGAAGTCATGCTGCGCCCCGCGACGTCGAGCGGTTGCAGCAGCTGTACCTGGTCAGGGTCGGCGGGTGCGCCGGCCACCTGTTCCAGGAAGTGGGACGTCGGAAGGGTGGACATTTCATGCACGTATTGCGCAATGCTCACGTAGTCCGGGCGCTTGAGCTGGTCGAGTTCCTTGACCGACAGCCCCGTGGCCAGTTTGGCCAGTTCGAAGAACTGATCGTCTTCGTCATCACCGACGCGGGCCAGGGCGTCTTTTTGCGCGGCGTAGTACAGCGGCTTGAGGGTGAGTTGCTCGATCTGTGTTTCGTCGTCACCGGTGATCGGCGACAGCAAGACGTGAACGGGAGGCGTCCAGGACATGGAATCAGTTCCTTGATGAATACTGGGAAGGCGCAACACGGGGCAGTAATCGCAAATCTCTGGCTGGGCGGATTCCCCTGTGGGAGCGGGCTTGCTCGCGAAAGCGGTGGGTCAGGCAACATTAATGTTGGATGTGCTGGCGCATTCGCGAGCAAGCCCGCTCCCACAGGGACTGCGTTTAACTGACCGGCATTGCGAGTACTGCGGTGTTTAAGGCAACAACACCGCACGGCGAGCATCGCCGAGGATGTCGACGCCGTTGAGCACGAACTTCTGGGTGCGTACGTCGATGTCGATCACCGGGACGCCGTTTTCCAGGCGGTTGTAGGTGCGGCAGGACAGATCGAGGATGGTCTTGGGCTTCTCGTTCATTTTCAGCGTCGTTTCCTCAAGGGACTTCAACTTGCCGCCCACCGTGTGGTAGGTGAACCAGGTGTTGCCGTCCTGATCCTGGCCGGCTTCACGCACGTTTAGCAGAATGTCGTCGCCCACACTCACGCCCAGCGCCAGCATGACTTCCGGACCGAGGCCTTGCAGTGTCAGCTTGGCCGTCAGCGCTTTGCCGGCCTTGGCCATCTCCTCGCCAATGAAACGGCCGCCACGCATCTCTTCCATCTCGAATTCGATCTTCGGCGGGGTGAAGTCTTCCACGGTCGCCGACAACGGCAGGCCCTGCAGGGTGGCCGCGATGGCCTGTCTTACGCGGTTGGTAAACATTAGAGAACGTCCTCCAAGAACTGCTCGATGATTTCATCGCGGGCATTGAGTTGATAAATCATGTGTTCGTTCGGCGCGTAGCGGCCGTAGTCGATGACCACGTACCAGGTGCCGTTCTTGTATTTCTCGACGCTGTTCAATTCCGGGTGCAGGTACACGCTGCCGCCCGGGATGGTTTCGTCGGCGACCAGGGTTTGCAGCCAGTCGTTGATGCGCTTGACCTCCTGGTCCATGAACGACTTGGTCAGGTTCTTGGCCATGGCTTTCTGGCCGGCCTTGACCAGCTTGCGGCTGATGGCATCTTCCAGGCCGACGTAGCTGATGAACTTGCCGGTGATGGAGCGGTTGCCCAGCAGCGAGAAGCCGCCGAGGATGGTCCGGGCGTAGTAGCTGACGCCGTAGCGGTTGAGCAAATCGCCTTCGGTGGAGGTGTCGAGGATGTTGTATTCGACGGTGCGGGAAACGTCTTCGGCGTAGGTGACCTGGTTGCCCGGGCTCTCCCATTGCTTGACCTTGGCGAGGGCGGCGATGGCCAGGCTCGACGGCGCCAGGAAGACGTTTTTCTTCGCGGCCTTGGAGTACACCGCCGGCATGTTGTGCACCACCAGGCAACGGTCGAAACCGAGGTCCGCGCCGCCCAGTTCCTGGCTGTAGGTCACCTGGTCGGCGACCGCGGCGTCCTTGCCATCGAGCACCACACGGGCCTTGATGCGCTTGCCGAACGAGGCGAACTCGCTGGCCACAGCCTTGGTGCCGGTGAAGCCTGGCGCGCCGATGATGGTCAGATCTTCAGCGACCCCACTCAACGCGGCCAAGCCCAGCTTGCGCCCGGTCTGCGCCTCGATACCGCCGATCACATTGTTCTGCGTGTCGGCCAGCGTGGCGCCCTCTTCGACGATGACCACGTACACCGGCACCTTGACCACCTTGAGGATCTGGTAGACGGCATGGAACAACGTCCCCGCTTCGGCACCGGTCGGGTCCAACTGGGCCTGGGTGGTGAAGCTGTTGATGCGGAATGGGGTGTTTTTCGGAATCAGCGGGTTGGCATTCGGCGCGGTGCCGACCAGCCCGACGACGTTGTCACCCAGGCCACCCATGGCCTCGGGAGATTCAGTGGCATTGACGGTAATGCCGTTGTGCTCGAAGTTCAAAACCTCAGCCATGGTTATTCAGCCTTCTTGGTGGCGGCCTTTTTGGCCGGGGTGGATGCGGAGACCGATTCGCCGGCCTCGGTTTTTTTCAGCTCCAGGCGACCGGCACTGCGCAAGGCGTTGGCCTCGACGTCGAGCAGGTCGAGTTCCTGGCCGGTGGTCGACCAGTGACCACCGCCGATGGGGAATGGGAGGAGCACGGTGTAGGTTTGGCGTGGTGCCATTTTTTTGGTTCTCCAGATACGAAAAAGCCCCTTGAGAAGGGGCTGTTGAGTGTTGTTGAAATTTGCCGGTCAAAAAAACGCCCCGTGGTGCGGGGCGATTTATTGGGTTTGGCTGGCGAGCCAGGGCAGCACGACGGGGCGGTATTGGCGGTCGGGAAAACTCGGCGACTGCGGCCAATCCCGGAGGGCCTGCCGATAGGTAAGCAATTCGGAAAACTGAGCAGACGTCAGGGTAGTCTCCTGTTTCAAGTCCTGCTCATCTCGATGACGTGTCACGAGCCACTCGCTGGCGTGCATCTCCGCGTCGCGCCAGGCTCGCTCGCGGGCGGCCAGAGAATCGCCCTCCCTCACCGGCTCGACAAATGCCTCCCCGTCGTACCGCCATCCGTGTCTGACTTCTTCGCTGCATGGTTTCCACATCAAATCCGGGTGGAAGCGCCCTGCGGGATCGACCTCCGTCACCTCATGCACAACGCTGTCTTGTATCAATGCCCACATGTTGATCACCATCTGATAACTACTTGGCCGGGCGACCCATTGCCGCCGTTGCCGTTTTCATTGCCGCCGCCCCCGCCACTGCCGACAAGCGTACTGGACGTACCGGCCTGGCCAATCGAACCCGCCCCAGCGCCGTAACCCCGGCCGCCGGCGCCATGTCCGCCGCCGTATATGGAAGTCGAAGGAGCCACACCATTATCGTGGCGAGTGGCGTGTCCACCCGGGCCCAGGGTGGTATTGATATCTCCACCTGATCCAAGGCCTGCTAGGCCGCCATACCACTTCGACGCACCGGCGCCGCCCGTGGCACTCATGAAACTGCCGAAAGACGATGCATTGCCAGGCGCTCCGTCGCCATCACTTCCAGCCCAGCCAGCCCCACCAGCGCCGACAGTAACCGTGACAGAGGAAACGCCGGTCAGGTCTACCAATCCTTCGGCAATCCCGCCGCCACCTCCACCGCCACCGCCATGGGAGAAGCGTCCGCCACCGCCACCGCCGCCGAATACGGTGACCCAGACCTTCTTGACGCCAGCTGGCACCGCCCAGGTAAACACCCCGGCGGCCTTGTAAGTCTGAGTTGCCTTGAATGGGCCATGTCGACCGGTGGTGATTTCCTCCCAGTCTTTCCAATGTCCATCCTCACGCCGTGCGCGAATTGCCATGCCGACCTCATCGCCCGACATGCCCCCGATCAGCATTTGTGTCAGACGCTCGCCAGCATTGGAAAGACCGGAAACCTTGAGGCCGTAACGCCGGGTAGGGCTCCAACCGGGTGGCAGGTTAAGCTGACCTGCCGTGGCTGTCAGGTAATCACCCGGTACCGTGTAGTCATTCAAATCCAGGGCGGTACCGACGATTGCCCGGCCAATTCCGAACGCGCCAGGGGCAAGCATTGCGCCCGGCGTCAGATCGAGTGGATTCGCCTGCTTTGGCGTATTGAGCTCGCCCCAAACCTGGGCCCAGGCCGTCCATACCCCAGCAGAATTGCGAGTACGCATACAGGTAATCGGAATGGTGCTACTCACCAAGGAGTCCCACCACTGCGTCGCCATGTTGGAACTACCACGCTCCATATGGAAAATCGTACCGTTAGGGATAACCGTCGTGGCTCCAGGGCTCATGGGCTTAGTTCCCGTGGTACTAGTAGTCACCATGTAGACGCCGTTCAATGTGATGGCATCGATGTCCCCGGTATAGCTGTACGCGGCAGAACCAAAACCAAACTGCGCCATGATGGAGCGAACCGCTGCCGAAGTAGCGATCTTGGTACTGTTGTCGCTCCCCGACACCGTAGGGGCCGTAGGCGCCCCAATCAAGGCTGGGGAGTTAAGTGGCGCAAAACCCTGCGTCACGTTCTGAAACGTCAACGCCGTGGTACCCAGCACGATCACACCGTCAGTAATCAACTGCCAGATCGTATTGGCAAGCGTCGTCCCTTCCTCAACCGAGACAATCAACCCCGAGGTGACTTCGACACTCGCGTCGGCATCCTTTGCCCGACCCCACATCCCATTGGCAACGACATAAATACCGTTGTCTTTCGCCAAGGTCTGGGCTTTAACAAGCACCCGATCCCCAGCAACCACCGCAACACCATCAATCGTCTGAGCCCCACTCAAAACAATGTTAGCCGTCGTCGCCACCCGCACCGACTGCTTCCTGTCGAGTTTGGCGAGTTCGTCGGCCACATAGCCGGCCACCCAGGCCCGCGTCGCCTTGACCACCGTGTCGTCGATCAGCAGCGTCACCAGCTCAGCATTGCTGGTCTCGAAAATCGACCGAATGTAGAACTCTTTGCCCGAACCAGACGTCGCCAACACCGGTTTGAACGACTCCGGATATTTGACAATCGCATAGAGGATGCCGGTATCGGTCCAGATCCCGGCCTCACGCACATACCAGCCGCCCACATCGGACGGGATGGTGACCTCGGCCAGCAGCCAGCTCGGGTTGGCTTCATCCTGGAACAGCGCATTGAGCGGCCCACGCCAGACTTCGCGCTTGAGTGCCGTCGCCGTTGCGGCCGGGTTGTATTCCGCGCCGCCGCCGTCACCGACGGAAATCTGCGACAGCTTGATCGGTGTGCCCGCCGCCTTGCAGGCGGTTTCGTAGGCGATCCCCGCATCGGTGAGCAGGGTGTAGTAGTCGGCCATTTAGGACCCCTGTGGATAAATAGTGGAGGTTTCGACGGTGTAGAGCCCGGCGGCCATGAAGGCCTGGCCCGAGGCTTCGAGCCCTTCGATGACAATCGGATAAACCGTGGTCAGTTCGCCGCACAGCGTGGCAGCGCCTATGACGTGGCGGCCAAAGGCCCTCAAGCCGACAGACACCGTCAAGGTGTCGCGCTCGCTCTTGGCATCGGCCAGGCGACGGTCGAGACGGGCGTCGATGGCTTCGCTGTAGGGTTGCTCGGTAAACGCCCTGACGGAAAAACTGTAGGGCGGGCCCGGTGGCGTTTGCTCATACCAGGCGCGCACTTCAGGCATCAGTTGCAAACTCTTGGCAGCATTTTCCAGCGCCTTTCGCGTCCCGGCCTGCCGCGCGGTTGGCCAGGCGAGTTCAACGGTCAGGCGCTTTTCAGTCTCAGGCGCTGCAGAGTTCCACTCACCGACACCGCGGTCCGCCGCGAGATACGGCAGGAATGCGAGGGGCGTGGCCGCCGGGTTCATCAGCTCGGGAAACGGCGGATCGATGCGTTCGAGCAACCGGGCGAAACCAAGATCCAGGGCCCGTTCCAGTGGCGAACTGTTGATCGGCAGCAGGCTCAGGCGGGGTGTGTCGTCAGTCATAACGTCTCCACCTCGACCTCGACGCCCGCGCAGTACGGGGCTTGAAAAGCCGTCGTCACGATCGGCTGGAGCGGTTCGAGAATCTCCAGTTGAACCGCGCCGGCACTGTGCAACGTGTAGTCGATCCAGCTCGGGTCCACCCGACCTTCCAGTCGATGACACGCCTCGGCGTATTCCCGCAACTGCTGTTCGGCGGCAACCTGGGTCAAGCCCGAATCCGGGCCGGCATTGATCTTCGCCACGACGCGGATTTTGTAAGGTTTGATCTGCGCGGCCTGCACCATGACCAGATCGGTTTCCGGTCGTACATCAGGCCGAGCGAAGTGCTGGCGAACACCGTTCAGCAGCGCTTCGGACGGTGTGCCATCGCCCTCGCGGGAAAGCACCGTGACCGTGACTTCACCCGGTGCTGTCCGGCGTCCGTTGCCGTCCTTGACTTGCGCGGCGAGACCATCCGGATCGAACGTGTAGGTCACGTTCACGACACCGCCTGCGGTACTCTCCACCTTCACCGTTGGCCGTTCGCCGAGGGTGAAAATCTCCCGCCGATACTGCATGCGCGAGCCGGCTGCCGGGGCGTGGGGCGCCAGGTAGTAACGCAACCGCGCATCGTCATCGCTCTCGTAGACCGGGGGGATAGGCGGGAACGCCGCCGGGTCGCCCGGGTCGAGCAACTGCCGCTCCAAGCCCATGTCCGCGAGGCGGGCATCGAGGTTGGTCCCGGTGGCCCACCACGCTAGCATCTGCTTGATGCGAGCGTTGTATTTGCGTTCGTGGGTTTGCAGCCGGACACAGAACGCCTCGAGGGCCAGGGTCAGCAGTTCGCTTTCGTTTTCGAGGCTGTCCACCAGCTTCGCCGCGCTGGCGGGAGAACGTGCGGCGACGTACTCAACCACGAAGGTTTTGAACTCTGCGAGAAGGTCCTCGAATGCGTCGACGGTGACGATGGCCGGTTCGGCCAGTTGGTTCTGGCCGGGTATCAACATGCTCATGTCACCACCTCGAAAGTCTGTTTGCGGTTTTTCCAGGTGCCGGCAAAACGCAGCAGCAATCCGGCACCGTGCCGGCTGGCGACAATGACCTGCGGCTCGAAATCATCGATGCCATTGTCCGGGTTGTAGAACGCTTGGGCCGCGTGGCTCTGGGCGAGGATCAGCAGGTCGTCGCCGAGGTTCTGCCCCAGCAACTGAGTGAGTGCGCAGCCATACAACGGGCGCTTCTGGCGAGTGCCCAACGGCGTGGTCAATGCACGGGTGGCGCGCTGCACGAACTGCAGCCAGTCGTCGACCGTGGCGCCGGTATTTCGATCGATTCCAATCATGAGGAAATCTCTATGCGGTACTGATGACGCGTCCCTGGTGATCCACCACCGGGCCGCTCAGGTGCACACCGGAAGCGTCGAGCCGAATGCCGACGGCACCGACTTGCAATTCGATGGCTTCGGCTGTCATCGCCAACCGCGACGGGCCGATGCTCAGTTGGAGGGCTTCACGGGAACCGCTGAATGCCGCCGGGCCGTTTTTCCAATGCAGGACATGGCTGGCGTGGTCATAGCCGTTTTCCGTACCGTCCTGATAGAGGCGCCGCGTCAGCGAAGCCTGCGTCGAGACGGGCGGGAACTGACCGCCGTTGAGGCCGAACAACGCCACCGCCTGCCCGCCGCTCTCGCCGCCGCCATGGTTCAGCAACAGGCACTGCTCGCCCACGGACGGAATCCGCGACTCGCTCTGGGCGCCGGCGCTCGGATTGAAAAAGCGGATCGCCGGTGTCAGCAACCCGCCATGGCTGACCTTGCAGGTGTTGCTGGCCGCATCGACTTCCTGGCAAACGCCGATGCGGCAGAAACTCTCCGCACGCCGATGCAGGTCTTCCAGCTCGGTTTCCATCTGTGCCAGACGCTCGATGATCGGCCCCAGATGCATCTGTAACAGCCCATCGAACATGGCTCAGCCCTCGAGTGCGGTGTATTGATCCGGGTCGTCGATGTTCGACACTTCCCAGGTACGGGCAAATTTCGGGATGCCCAACGGGTCCTCCAGCAGCGTCGGGCCGAGGTACAGGGTTTGGTTGAAGGAAAGGCTCCAGGCGCTGTACACCCGTGCTTCGTGGATGAACGTGGATGCGATGCCATCGATTTCCGTAGGCAGATCGCATTGATCACCGGACAGGCCCCAGCGGTTATCCACGACCAAGTGCTTCAATTCACCGGCCAGATCGCAGGCCTCCCAGCCTGGAACGGCCATGACCACTTGCAGGGAAACCGTCAGGACATGGGCGATACGCCCGTCATTGGCGCGGTTGCCTGACGCATCGCGCTCAATGGCAATCAGCACCCAGGGTTGGTCATCGGTGCCATCGAATTCCTGAGGGCTACCGACTTTCAAGGTGGGGTAAGTGATGCGCAGCGTCTGGGCGATGGCGGCGAACAGCTGCGACGGTTTTTCGATGAGGGCGGGCATTGATCGCCTCCTGGTGTATGGATCAGCGGTGTGGGTTCACGGCTGGTCGGGAGGAAGGTCCCGCGGTGGCACTTCGCAAACGCCGATCCGCTTGGCGACCCAGCGCTCGTAAAGACCGATCGCCACATCGGCACCGGCCATGGCGGTCAGGCAACCCAGGGCGCAAGCGCTCCAGATCGACATGCCGAGGGCATACAACAGCATGGTTGCCGAAACCCCGCAGACCACGCAGGCACCGGAGCGCAGCACCACGCGGCGCAGCAACGGCCAGCCACGGGCGCCCTCCTTGTCAGCGCGCCACATCTCGCCGGACACCCCGCCCACCAGGGCGAGCACGATGACCAGCCAGATCGGCATGTCCAGCAACGCTTGTTGCTCGTTTGTCATGTCTCGTTTCCTGGGGAGTAAGGGTTTGAAGTTAAGGGGCCCAATCGCGCTTATCGAGTGATGAGCATGTCGATGCTGGTCGCGTCGCAGGAGTTGTTGGCCTTCCGGTCGATGACCAGATAAAGCGAAGACGTCGGCGTAACCGCTACGCTATTCAACATAAACGTAGTGCTGCCGCCGTTTGCCAGGCTTCCGGACTGGAGCACGGTGTCGCCCAGGTTGAGCGACCAGCCAATCCCATCCCCGCAGGCGTTATGCAGGTCGTTGACCCGACCCAGCACGTTGATGTTGCCGGTGACAGGACTGGCCCAGCGAAAGATGCTCTGGCTGTTGGTGCCGGGATGTGTGGCTACGTCGCCCTGCTTGAATACGAAACTGGTGCCCGAGCCGGTGAAGGTGAAGCTTGCGTTGGGAATGGAAATCCAGGCTCCCGTAGCATCGTCCCGCCAGCAGGTGGTCGGCTTGCCATTACATGTCCCCGCCTGGAACGCAGGGAAGAGCGTGTAGTTTGCCGAGGCATTCACGCCCGATTTGTTTTGCATGAAGGACCAGGGCGAACCGGCCGGTGCGGCTTCGGTCATCAGGTACATGTCCCGGGCCAGGTTCCACGACATGGCCGTATCAGCCCAGGTGTTCAGAGATACGAAGGACGATAGAAACGCAGTCGCCAGGAGGATTTTTTTGAGCATTTTCATTTTTCTTACCTCGATGAATGTCATTGGGTACGGAGTGCTGGGTCTCTTCCGCACGCTGTTCGCTCGTCGGCGTTCACTCGAGGCGCAACGGCCTTCACATGATTCAACGTCCCACACCGGGAACATTTGATCTGGAGTTCGGTGTTCTCGCCCATGCGAGCCAGAAGTCGTTTGCAGTGACCGCATCTGAAATCCTTCAGCATTGAAAGCCCTCCATTGGCGGCGGTGATGTGTTTGAACGCACCTCACGGTGCAGGCATTCCAAAAAGCCCGGTCGCCCAGGCTTTTCAGTAATGCGCTTGATCTTTCGGCGCGACTGGCGCGGTACGGATCCATTCAAATTGTTCCTCCGGCCGCGGTCCCTGCCCGCCGGATAACTGCTTCTGGTGCTTTACGCTGCACACCCGGGTCAGTTGCCAACCCTCTGAACCGTTAAGGCCGGTTCATCGCTGCCTGTTGGTGGAACTAAAGAGCTTTGTTGCCAGCCGCTTTGTCGAGCGGCTTGGACACAGAATATGCATGGATGCATATACAGTCAATGCGTAAATGCATTTATTTATGCACGAGGAATGCGTAGACGCATAAAACCTCGTAAATACGGGGGGTAGTGGGTTTTCTGGAGGCGAAAAAAACCCGCACGACGGCGGGTTTTATCTGACAGCGGAGGGGTTAACGGGCGTACATGCCCCACCAGAAGACGTGGCCGAGGATGACGATTTGCTCATCCTGCATTTCCTGGAAGGTGTAGTCCTCGTCCGGATGTTCGTCGCGGTTGAAGCTGCGCAGGCGGATACCGGTGGGCAGGCGATAAAGCTGCTTCACCCGCAGTTGGCCGTTGTGGTTGATGGCGTAGAGGTCACCGTCGACGATGTCGCCGATCCCGCATTTGCCTGCGTTCACCCCAACCGTGGCACCGTCGCGCAGCACCGGCAACATGCTGTTGCCGCGCACCGTCACGCACTTGGCCTGGTCGAATTGCACGCCGTTATGCCGCAGGCTGCGCTTGCCGAAGCGCAGGCTGGAGCGCTCGCTTTCCTCGATGACGAATCTTCCTGATCCAGCAGCCAATTCAACCTCGCGCAGAAAAGGGACCGACACTTCGTCTTCTTCGACGGGTGTCTCGTCGTCCCACAGGCTTATGTCCTTGAGTTCGGAATGCGGCTCATCGCGGCGAGCATTGCCGGCGGGCGCAACGTCCGCGCGCCCGCGCAACTGATCGGTACTCACGGCGAAGTACTCGGCGATCTTCGAGATGTGTTTATCCGAAGGATCGACGATCTTGCCGCTGAGGATCCGCGAGAGGGTGGACTGAGGCACGCCGGTACGCCGGTGAAGCTCCGTGGGGGAGATCCCGTGCTGATCGAGCAATGCTCTTAATACGGTAGAAACGTTGCGTTTTTGCATAACGCGCATAGTGCTTGTTCTTTTCGCAGAAGACAAATGCTGTTTTGCATAAATATGCAATTTCAAGCCTTTTGAATTCATTGTGGCGAGGGAGCTTGCTCCCGCTTGGGTGCGCAGCGCTCACAAAAAGGGTCTGCTGCGCAGCCCAGCGGGAGCAAGCTCCCTCGCCACGGAATCGCCCTACACTCCCTTAGGAAAAGGCTCCGCCCCCGTCCTTCAAATGTGCGACCAGGCTACATCGCCTTGCGCCTCTGCCTACAACTGCGCCAGAATCCGCCGGCTTGTCCACCTTGGATCCCATCGGTACTTTGATTCTCGTCACTGCCCATCAGTGATCGGGTTTAGTCGCTCGGTATTCCAAGGTGCTCATTGCTCCATTCAGTCAGGTACTTCTATTCCTGCACTTGATGGTAGCTGTGCGCAGGGCGCCCTCGGGCGCGCCGGTTTCTTGGATCCCCGGTCGACTAACCTGCGTACAGCTGCCGCCCCTCGTTTAGTCGCGAGTGAGTGGTGGCTCAACTTCAAGGATCCATAGAATGCCGAAGAACACTCCAAATCCCCCAGACGATCACGTCTCCCGCAGCCAGTCGGCCAACGCCAAGAAACTCGATGACGCGGCCACCCGCGCCCTGGACTATTACCTCAAGCCGAAAGCCGACAAAAACACCTGCGACACACCCGACACCCTTTTCATCATCGCCCCCGACATCGACGCCGAATGCCTGCTCGCCAACCTCAGCGAAACCCTGGCCTCGGCCAATGCCATGGTCAGCGACCTGGCATTCGACCTGGAGGGCTCGCGACGACATATCGGGTTGGGGGTCCAGCAGATGATTGAGTTGGGCCAGTTGCTGGCGAATCGGGCGTTGGATGTGGTTGAAGTGAGGTAGGCCTTCTAAGAGAAGCCCGAGTAATCATTGTGGGAGCGAGCTTGCTCGCGATAGCGGTAGTCCAATTACAACTAAGTAGTATTGGCAGCCGTCATCGCGAGCAAGCTCGCTCCCACAGTTGGATCGGGGTACAACCGGAGAAACAGGTCGGCTGTCAGGCCGCCTTCGCGAGCAAGCCGCTCCCACAGGGGAAACGCAGTCCCACCAAGCATCAGGTCGGCTATCAGGCCGCCTCGACCCGCCGTCAGGGCGGAACCCTAAGCAGCCGTTACCGCAACAACGGATATGCACACGTTCCCAAAACCACTCACATATGGGTCCCACCAGACCACCCATGTTAACCTTGCGCCCATCGCGGAAAAGCCGGGCCAATGCCCCTCCTTTTGCCCCACACCTTTCAACGAGCTTGCCTGACACCCCATGAATACAGCCGTGAACGACCTGTCCTCCCACACGCCGATGATGCAGCAATACTGGCGCCTGAAGAACCAGCACCCCGACCAGCTGATGTTCTACCGCATGGGCGACTTCTACGAAATCTTCTACGAGGATGCGAAGAAGGCCGCCAAGTTGTTGGACATCACCCTGACGGCGCGTGGGCAGTCGGCGGGCATGGCGATTCCGATGTGTGGGATTCCTTACCACGCGGCGGAAGGTTACCTGGCGAAGCTGGTCAAGCTCGGCGAATCCGTGGTGATCTGCGAGCAAGTCGGCGACCCGGCCACCAGCAAGGGCCCCGTGGAACGCCAAGTCGTGCGGATCATCACCCCGGGTACGGTCAGTGACGAGGCCTTGCTGGATGAACGCCGGGACAACCTGATCGCCGCGGTGCTGGGGGATGAACGCCTGTTCGGCCTGGCGGTGCTGGATATCACCAGCGGCAATTTCTCGGTGCTGGAAATCAAGGGCTGGGAAAACCTGCTGGCGGAGCTGGAGCGGGTCAACCCGGTGGAGCTGTTGATCCCGGATGACTGGCCCAAAGACCTGCCGGCAGAAAAACGCCGTGGCGTGCGGCGTCGGGCGCCGTGGGACTTCGAGCGCGATTCGGCGCTGAAAAGCCTCTGCCAACAGTTCTCCACCCAGGACCTCAAGGGCTTCGGCTGCGAGAACCTGACCCTGGCCATCGGCGCGGCCGGTTGCCTGCTGGCCTACGCCAAGGAAACCCAGCGCACCGCCCTGCCCCACTTGCGCAGCCTGCGTCACGAACGCCTGGATGACACCGTGGTGCTGGACGGCGCGAGCCGCCGTAACCTGGAACTGGACACCAACCTGGCCGGCGGGCGCGACAACACGTTGCAATCGGTGGTCGACCGCTGCCAGACCGCCATGGGCAGCCGCCTGCTGACGCGCTGGTTGAATCGGCCGCTGCGGGACCTGACCGTGCTGCTGGCGCGTCAATCCTCCATTACCTGCCTGCTGGATCGTTATCGCTTCGAGCAGTTGCAACCGCAGCTCAAGGAAATCGGTGACATCGAGCGCATCCTCGCCCGTATCGGCCTGCGCAACGCCCGTCCCCGTGACCTGGCGCGCCTGCGCGATGCCCTCGGCGCCTTGCCCGAGCTGCAAGTGGCGATGACCGACCTCGAAGCGCCGCACCTGCAACAACTGGCGCGCACCACCAGCACTTATCCGGAGCTGGCCGCGCTGCTGGAAAAGGCCATTATCGACAACCCACCGGCGGTGATCCGCGACGGCGGCGTGCTGAAAACCGGCTACGACGCTGAACTCGACGAGTTGCAAGCGCTGAGCGAAAACGCCGGTCAGTTCCTGATCGACCTCGAAGCCCGGGAAAAAGCCCGCACCGGCCTGGCCAACCTCAAGGTCGGCTACAACCGCATCCACGGCTACTTCATCGAGCTGCCCAGCAAGCAAGCCGAGCAAGCCCCGGCCGATTATGTTCGCCGCCAGACCCTCAAGGGCGCCGAGCGTTTCATCACCCCGGAACTCAAGGCGTTCGAAGACAAGGCGCTGTCGGCCAAGAGCCGTGCCCTGGCCCGGGAAAAGATGCTCTACGAAGCGCTGCTCGAAGACCTGATCAGCCAACTGCCACCGTTGCAGGACACCGCCGGAGCCCTGGCGGAACTGGACGTGCTGAGCAACCTGGCCGAACGCGCGCTGAACCTGGACCTGAATTGCCCGCGCTTCGTCAGCGAACCGTGCATGCGCATCAGCCAGGGCCGTCACCCGGTGGTCGAGCAGGTACTGACCACGCCGTTCGTGGCCAACGACCTGAGCCTGGACGACAACACCCGCATGCTGGTGATCACCGGTCCGAACATGGGCGGTAAATCCACCTACATGCGCCAGACCGCACTGATCGTGCTGTTGGCCCACATCGGCAGTTTCGTCCCGGCGGCCAGTTGCGAACTGTCCCTGGTGGACCGGATCTTCACCCGGATCGGCTCCAGCGATGACCTGGCCGGTGGGCGTTCGACCTTCATGGTGGAAATGAGCGAAACCGCGAACATCCTGCACAACGCCACCGAACGCAGCCTGGTGCTGATGGACGAAGTCGGACGCGGCACCAGTACGTTCGACGGCTTGTCCCTGGCCTGGGCGGCGGCCGAACGTCTCGCCCACCTGCGGGCCTACACGTTGTTTGCCACTCACTACTTCGAACTCACCGTATTGCCGGAAAGCCAGCCGCTGGTGGCCAACGTGCACCTCAACGCCACCGAGCACAACGAGCGTATCGTGTTCCTGCACCATGTGCTGCCCGGTCCAGCCAGCCAGAGCTACGGCCTGGCAGTGGCGCAATTGGCCGGCGTACCGAGCGAAGTGATCAGCCGTGCCCGCGAGCACCTGAGCCGCCTGGAAACCACCAGCCTGCCTCACGAAGTGCCACGCCCGACCAAGGGCAAACCGGCCGCACCGCAGCAAAGCGACCTGTTCGCCAGCCTGCCACATCCGGTGCTCGACGAGCTGGCCAAACTCGATCTGGACGACCTGACCCCACGCCGGGCGCTGGATTTACTCTATACATTGAAGACACGGATCTAA